TTTATCATAACTCTTGCCCTAGCGTCACACTGCTCTTCTTTTAAATAAGGGCCGCGAGTGTCAATTATATCTATGCACCTATCTGCATATAGAAAGTGACAAGCTAAAACAACAACAGTAAACATTAGTCTAGCTCCACAACAATATCTAACTCAACAGACCTTGGCGTTAGCATAACAAGGCCGCATACGTTGCAAGACATATAGTCCTGCTTTGAGTCCTCGTCCTTGAACGTCATGCTTGTACTGCACTTCGGGCAGCGCCCGCTATCTATTAGCTTTTGAAAAGTTCCGTCACCCTCATCATACACGGGTATCTCCGCCTAACTGTTGCTTTATTCTAATAATATGGTCACAATGACCAAGAAGCGTCAAGAAATAAGTTTCATAACCTCTGTTGGGGGAATTTATGTTAGGTAATTTTGAAGCAGGAAAACTAGCAGAGCATATCTGTATTGTTCACTTGTTAAAAATGGGCGTTCCATGCGAGATAGTAAATTTAGATACAATTGATATTATAGCACACCACCAAAAAACCTTAATAAGAGTTCAAGTGAAATCAAGCATATTAAAAGACAAGGGGGCAGGTAGAGGCAAACCTGGCTACCAGTTTCATACATGCTACAGCGGAAAGAAAACACCTCTTACATCAGAGCAGTGTGATATTATTGCCTTTGTCGGCGTTAATCATGAGCGTGTTCTGTTTCATCCAGTGGGTTTTGTAAACAATCAAGCCACAAGAAGAATATCCCCAGCAAAGTTTGACAAAGAAAATGTAGCAGAAAATTCTTGGCAACGCTGTTTAGATAGTATTTTTCTGACTAATTGATGCAATTCCTGAAGATGCTGGACTATTTGTATAGCCGCCATTTCTCCATTCTTGATTAACCATACGAGAAATTTGCTGTCGAACATTGCGGTCTTCAGCATCACAAATCTTGCGTAACTTGTTATATGTAGTAATATCAATACCAACTGATTTATACTTAGCTGTATCCGTCAATTTAACCTCCAAAAGTAAGGGCATACTATGGCATATAATAAAGGTTTCTATGGGAAGCGCAACAAATTCGGCGCTAAAAAGACAGAGTTTATGGGCATGAAGTTTGACAGCAAATGGGAAGCAGAAAGATACGGTCAGCTTTACCTCAAATTTGAGCGTGGAGAGATTGAGGAATTAGATAGGCAAATTAGATTTAACATACTTGTTAATGACCAAAAGATTTGCGCCTACGTTGCTGACTATACATATTACGAGACAGATGAGAACGGTGAAAGACAATATATTGTCGAAGATGCCAAGGGCGTAGAAACCCCAGAGTTCAAGCTAAAAAAGAAACTTATGCTAGCGGCAAACGGCATCGACATCAGAATAAGTAAAAAATAATTGTTGACACTATGCAAAAGACTTCCTATGTTTGGTTTAACGACAACTTAACTTAGGAGTATCCGATGACAGATTCATCTTCTGTATCATCTGCTTCTCTACCTGAACTAGCTATTTACAAAAATGAGCTAGACAGGATTATCATAGAGGCGCAGGAAAAGGTCAAACTCATTAAAAGTGAGCTTGAGGGCCGCTATCTTGAGAGGGCTCAAGATACCTTGCGGCAGCAGGGCAAAGACTTTGGCAGTGTCACCATCGAAGATGGGGCGCACAAGCTAAAGGTTAATGTCCGTAGGCGCGTTGAATGGGAAGAGGGTATGCTTCTTAAAGTCCTTAATAGTATGGATGAAGATACCGCTCGGCATTACGCGCAAATCAAATACACAATCCCAGAAGCCAAGTACAATAACGCGCCACCAGAAGTCAAAGCGGCTTTAAGTGAGGCTCGTACTGTATACTTGCAGGGCGTTAGTGTTGACATTGAAGGAATGGATAATGCTTAATATTATTACAGCGGAGCAACGGCTCCAAGAAAAGAAGGGCCACAAGATTGTTATCTGTGGTCAGTCTGGTGTGGGCAAGACATCTCTTGCTCGCACACTCGACCCATCAAAGACTTTGTTCATGGACTTGGAAGCGGGTGACGCGGCGATTGAAGGCGTTGCCATTGATGTTATCCGTCCGCGTACATGGCAAGAGTGCCGCGATTTCGCCGTATTCTTAGGTGGGCCAAACCCATCTTTGGGCGAGGACGCTACATACAGTCAGGCACACTATGATTACGTGTGTCAGACTTACGGAGACCCAACAGCTATTCTATCTAAGTACGATACAATCTTTGTTGACTCCATCACGGTTGCTGGTAGGCTCTGTTTTCAGCATTGCCAAAACCAGCCCGAATGTAAATCTGAGCGGACTGGTAAGCTGGACACACGTTCAGCATATGGTTTGCAGGGCAGGGAGATGATGGCATGGTTGTCTCATCTCCAGCATATCAGGGATAAAAACGTAATCTTCGTTGGCATCCTTGACCAGAAGGTTGATGACTATGGACGCGAGACTTATGAATTACAAGTTGAGGGCTCAAAGACAGGTCGTGAACTTCCTGGAATTGTGGACGAAGTAATCACTATGGCGCTAATGCCAAGTGAAGATGGAAACCCATATCGTGCGTTTGTTTGTCAGACACTGAACCAGTGGGGATACCCTGCCAAGGACAGGTCAGGCAGACTTGATACTCTAGAAGAGCCACATCTTGGTAGGCTTTTAGAGAAGATGAGTGGCGGAAAGATGCAGTCTGAACGTACACTCGAATTTGTTAATCCTAGTGAAGCGGTGGAAGGAAATACCGAAAATGCTTAATCTAAATGAAGTATCAACAGGAACTGAGAACCAGACTATGGAACTCATTCCAGACAAAACTGCTGTTCGTGCTATCATCAACTTTACGGGTGGTGATACAGAGAAGTCTGACTTCGGGCATGGCAAGCTGTTTAAGAACTCAGCTACCACAAGCGCGGTATGGGCTGACATGGAGTTCACCATTATTGGCGGGGCTTTTGACAAGCGCCGCGTGTGGAGCAGACTCTTTGTTCACGGTGACAAGATGGATGAAAACGGGCAACCTGTAGCTCGCAACATCGGCTTGCAAACAATTCGGCGCATGATTGATAGCATTCATAATTTGAAGGCAAACGACATGTCTCCAGAGGCGCAACAGAAGCGAAACATCTCAGGCATTCAAGATATGCAGGGTTGTGAGTTTTCTTTCTTGGTGGGTGTTGAACCAGAGAATAATGGCTACCCAGCTAAGAACAAAATGACTGTTGTTCTAACGCCAGATAATAGCGACTACGTTTCTGGCAATGCTCCTGCTATGGCCCCAGCGTCACTAGCACCTGCGGCTCCAGCTACTGCACCTGCATCTGGTGTAGCTCCGGCTTGGGCACAGGCATAACAATAAAGGCGAACTAACGGCAAACCTGAGTTAAGGTCGTTAGCTGGTTTGGGTGGCACCAGTGCCGTAAAGCCACCCACCCTATTTAGGAGCGAGAGCAGATGTTAAAACATGTTGATTTATGTAGCGGCATCGGCGGGTTCGCTTTAGCATTCCAAACAATTGGGCTGTCAAAGCCTGTCATGTTCTGTGACATTGAGCCTTGGTCACGCAAGGTTCTGTCTAGGCATTGGCCTGACGTACCCATAACAGAGGACGTAAAGGCTTTAGCTGATGACCCAGAAAGAAATGTTCCCGATTGCCAAATCCTCTCCGCAGGATACCCTTGCCAGCCATTCAGCCTTGCATCTAAGAACCGCAAAGGCACAGAAGACGAGCGACATATCTGGCCCTACATCAAAAGAATTATCTCCGCAAAAAGACCTGACTGGTGCGTTTTTGAGAATGTTCGCGGACATATCACAAACGGACTTGATGCCGTCATCAATGACCTTCACTCCGAAAACTACACCGCAATCCCAATGTTACTACCGGCTTACAGTGTTGGCGCAATTCATGAAAGAGCCAGGATTTATATCGTGGCCCACGCCAACGACAGGCGCTGCACTTTGCGGGGGGACGGGCAACTTCAACAAGATGGCGAAGTTAAAAGAACTAGGCTATCTGACCGAAGAGGAGCGCAGGAATTTGACACAGGGCAATGGCGGAAAATCGAATCCCGCCCTTATGGAGTGGCTGATGGGATACCCAATCGGGTGGACAGAAACACCGGATTAGGAAATGCAATCGTTCCTCAAATTGCCATGAATATTGGCCTAACCATAAAAGAAATGATGTAGCTATGATTTACAATAATGATTTCGGTCATGATTTATTGGTCGGGCAGGTGGCCGAACAATTTCTTGGAGACTTACTTCAGAACAAAAAGATTGAAGTAAAGCACGATAAGATAGCGCACCGCTCTGGACGAGTGTTCATTGAGTATGAGTGCCGCAACAAACCTTCTGGTATCACAACAACAAATGCAGATTTTTGGGCTTTTGTTTTTACAACTGGCCCAATCCTGATAGTATCCAAGGACAGGCTAACCTCTCTTTGCAATAAAGCATATGAGAACAGCCATGTATTTAAAGGCGGAGACAATAACTCTTCTAAAGGGTTCTTGATAAATTTAACAGATTTAATACAGGTTGCTTTGTAATGTCTCAAAGAGAACGCGAAAGAAAAAGAGTTGAACAGATAAGGAAGATGCAGGAGTTTACCGCATCTCTTCCAGATGATGGCTTTCAAGATGCTAACGTCACTGAAAACATAACTGGTAAGCATGTAGATAAAAAGATTTTACCGTCCAGTGAATCTAGTTCCTTGGAGGAATAAATGAGAATAGAAATAAATGTTATCTTGTTTTTTCCAGACAAGCCAATGAAAGAGATTAAAGGTTTTCTGAGCGTCCCTGAAACGGCAGATGAAGACTGCATTATGGATAGTATGGGCTATTTTGTTGAAGATATTACGCAAGAATATATGGAAGACTTTAGCACTGGAGTTGCTAATATGGTTGTCGGGGACGACGAGCTTTTCCATATCTCATTTGCCAATCCACAGAAGGAGGATGACAAAAGATTATGCAACATAATATTTCCAGACGAGATGACAGTACACTAAAAGAAGTGGCTAAATGTTTCGGAGTAATAGGGTGGGATAAGAAGTTATCTGACCTTTCAAAGGATGAGGTGTTGGGCCTTGTTTCAGTAATACAAAAGGTGAGGGATTTATCAGATGACTACACAGAGCAAGGACTTCTTGAACTCGAAACGGCTGTCTCCAGTCCTGACGAATTCCCAGACGATGAAATACCATTTTGATGCAATAGAGCTAATTAGCTTTAATGTTGATAAGGCCATATGTGAGAAGAACGATGCACAGCCAAGCCGTAAATATTTAGGCGGCTCATCTCTCGGCAGCGCGTGTGCTAGAATGGTTCAGTACCGTTATATGCAAACGCCTGTAGATGAGTCTAAGCAGTTTCCCGCTAGGACGTTGCGTATCTTTGACTTCGGGCACCAGATTGAAGACATGGTTGCTAAGTACCTTCTTGATGCTGGCTTTGAGCTAAAGACACACGACTCGAATGGTGAGCAGTTTGGCTTCTCTGTTGCGGACGAGCAGATAAAGGGACATATAGACGGCGTAATTTGTTCGGGTCCAGTTCCCATGGGCTACCCGTTTCTTTGGGAAAACAAATCAGCGAACACTAAAAAGTTTAGTGAATTTGTTCGGAAAGGTGTTGCAGAAGCTAACCCTGTATATGCCGCACAAATAGCTTTGTATCAGGCGTACATGGACCTGACAGAAAATCCAGCCTTGTTTACGGTTATGAATAAGGATACAAGTGAAATCTACTACGAACTTGTTCCGTTTGATAAAGGGCTTGCACAGCGGACAAGTGACAGAGGCGTAGAGATACTACAAGCCACAAAAGCAAGTGAGATGCTTCCTCGGGTTGCGTCTAACTCGGATTACTTTACCTGCAAGTTTTGCGACTTTCGCCAGACTTGTTGGAAATAAAAAAGGGCCAGCCGAAGCTGACCCTTTAGTGTGAAACGAAACGTGCAGGAAAAGAACAACAAGCTTCAGGATACAATATAATGAGTGTTATACGGTTTGACAACACTAAATCTGGTGATGCCCATGATTTAGTAGAAAGAATAAGCAAAGAGGTTCCTCGCTCCGTTCAGGTGAATGTTCTATCAGATACGTTCCCTAATGGCGTTATCAGAGGCAATGACTTCTTTATCGGCTCACTCGCTGGCGAAGCTGGCGAAAGCATGAAGATTGATATTAATCACAACAGTCCTCACTTCATGCGTGGTCAAGACTTTAACGGTGGCGTTGGTATCGGCGGCATCGTGAAGATATTGATGGAGGCTAGGGGCATGAGGCTGCCGGACATAAAAGAGTTGTTCGGGTCTTACCTATCGGAAAGCAATTCGATACGTCCACCAGCACCCGAATGGCGTACTGAAGGCGGAATGAACCTGAATAAGGTTCCTGTTGGCAACGGTGTACCACAAGAGGGTACCAGTAAACCGCAGTCTGCTCCCTCAGTGGAAAGGGTTCGTATTGATGCGAACACGCCACATAACGGGCAATGGGATTATATCAGCAGAGACGGCGAAGTTCTTGTGACCGTGCGCCGCTATGATATTGACGGCAAGAAAGAGTTCCGTCCGTGGGTTCCCGGCTCTCAATATCCTAAAGCGCCTGACATAAGGCCTTTATATAATATCCCGAACATTTTGTCTGAACAGCAGGTTATCTGGGTAGAGGGCGAGAAGTGCGCCCAGGCTCTTATTGATAAGGGAATGGCGGCTACTTGTACGCTTGGCGGGGCTGGTTCTCTTACACGCAAGAACGCTGAGAAGTTTGACTTCACTCCTTTGCGCGGCAAAGATTTAGTCGTATGGCCTGACAATGACGATGCGGGCAAGCGCCTAGCAGAAATTGTTCGGGAAGTTGCTATGGGCTCAGATGCGAACTCAGTAACAATACTACAGCCACCTCACGACAAGCCGTCCAAGTGGGATGCGGCTGACGCCATTGATGAGGGCTTCAATGTGAAGCAATTCATTAAAGATGGTGCAGGTGTTGTACATCGTAGTATTAACCTTCTTAATGATAGCCTCCTTATATCTAGGTTTAGCGGCTCTGCTCCTGAACAGCAGTTCTTGGTTGATGGTACGTTCCCTCTCGGGGTTCCTATCATCTTTGCTGCCGCAGGTGATTCAGGCAAGGGCATGATGACATTGGACTTGGCTATGAAGGTTGCGTCTGGTAGTCCCATGCAAAACTCATTCGGTGGCATTGTAGGAGAGTTCGGTGATGTTGTTCTATTTACTGCGGAAGATGATGAATCGGAAATGCACAGAAGAATTGAACGACTGGACGAGGAAGGACTTAGGTTTTCGTACCCGAACAAATTACATGTTGTTCCACTACCAAACGTGGGAGGTGTCTTCCCTATTCTCAGAGAATCAATGGGCGAATATAGTGAAACGGACGAGTTCAAAAAAATCTACGAGCAAATGATTCAGATGGACAACCTGAAGCTCATTGTGTTTGACCCACTAGCATCATTCGTACACGCAGATGTAAATGCTGACCCAGCGGCTGGTGCGGCTCTTACGGGCCTTCTGGCTCGGGTTGCAACTGAGACTGGTGCGGCGGTTCTTGTGTGTCACCATATGACTAAGATAAAAGACGACAAGGTTGTAACCAAGCCTGAAGAAGCGCGTAATATGATTCGGGGTACATCTGCTCTGGTCGATGGGGTTCGTTCAGCGTTTGCTGTATGGCAAGTCGAAGAGAAAACATCTAAGGGTCGCTGTAATGACTTGGGCATTGATTACCAGCGCAACCGTTGCTTTGACGGCGCTGTGGTTAAGTCTAACGGCCCTGCTAGTCGTGACATACGGCACTTCATTCGCAACACGCTTACTGGGTTGCTAGAGGACAGAACAGAACAAGTTCTAAGCCTCGGGCAAAGTAATCAAGCTCAGATACGCAAAGACTCTATGGCAAACTGGGTTTCAGAATGTGAGCGCAATGGTCGGGCTCTTTGTCAGCGTGGTGGTGCGGATAGTATTTTAGAAAGATTGACAGACAGTGAAGCACCAGCTTCTCTAAATGGATTAAGTCAACATCAAATGGACAGAATTGTTCGGGAACTAATTGCGGAGCGGCGCATAGAGAAGTTCTCGTTCTCAACAACTGGCGGGCGTAAGTGGCTCGGCACTGTAGACGGCGTAATGAGTAGAGGGGAATATGAAGCAAGAACAGCAAGAGACAATATCTAAGACGGCGGCGGACATGACCCCTAATGAATTTAAGGAGTATCTTAAAGTCAGGCGGGATGAGTTGCTATCTGTAGTCCCATCCAACAAAGGTAGATGGGCAAGTACATATCAAACAAGGCACGCCTTATGGTTAGGAAAAGGGAAAGTTAAATGACGATTAACGATGAAGATTATGATTACAGAAATCGGGCGTGGTTTCTCGACACAGCAGAAGAGCTTATCAATGGCCCTCGGGCTAAAGAGTACGGCAGCGCACATCTAAACCACCAGCGCATTGCGGATATATGGTCAGTGGTTCTCGGGATTGAGATAACAGCGCAACAGGTTGTGGCATGTATGATTGGCGTTAAGCTGGCTCGGCTATCTAATACATCTCATATGAACTCTGATGATACATGGACTGACATCATCGGGTATGCGGCTCTCGGCGGGGAGATAAGCAACGATGGCTAAGATGCTAACGCAAAAGCAGCGTCGTCAGCTCGAACTTTATCGTGAATCAATGAAGCGCCAGGGTAAAAGCACTTACAAACCCGAAGATTTGTTCGGGTCCAGGCAGCCTGAACCCCAGGCAAAAGAAAAGATTTGTTCGGATTGTGGCAGCAAGACGGCATGGCACAGCAGTGATTTTGGGGAAACGTGGCAGTGCGAAGAGCATAAGAAAAGAAAGGGATAATAATATGAAGTATAATAAGCATGGGCTAAAGACTCAAACATCTCGCAGGGCGGGCGCAGAAATTTACGAAGTTACTTTGGTTACTGAGTTCACCAGAGTTGTTAATATTTTGGCAAGCGACGAAGAGGAAGCTGCTGAACTTGCAGAAAACAGAGCAAGGTCCAGAGTCGGAGGTGTTCTTGACAGGTTAGGGTATAACCTTGGGGATGTAGAAATAATGGATGTGAAACGAAAAAAGAAAAGAAAGAAAGGGTAGTTATGAAAAACATATGGCAGTTAATTATGGATAGCGACAAAAATCCATTGAAACATATAACCGACAACAGCATTAGACATCTCGTCATGCAACTACTGGCGTGGATGTGGTGCATTATATTTTCTATGTGGCTCGGCTCTATCGCTGTGTTCGGCGTTAGCGCTATACTTCACGCTATTATTATTGCGGGCGTATTCATAACGCTCGGTACCTTTGAAACAGCGAAGCGTAGACCACAATACTTTAACGGCCTTGGCAGGGGCGCAGGAGGCGAGCATGAGTGAGGGAAACTTAGAAGGTAAAACAATTGCGATACTCGGGCTAGGTGGCTCGCTATCGGACTATCTTATGTCCCGTCTTAATTCCGTACAATTTGACGAGGTGTGGGGCATCAATTCCGTTGGTGCTGTGATTCATGTAACCCGAACATTTATGATGGACCCGGCTGCAAGATTCCTGGATGACGTAAAAGCCGGGAATCAAACAGGTATTGCCCAAGAGTTTTTGCTGGAAACCCCGAACAAAGGTTCGATTTATTCCTGCTGCCTGGATGATAGAGTCCCAGAAATTGTTGAATATCCGTTGGAGGAAGTAGTGGCTGCTACAACATTTAGCTACTTCAACAACACTGTCGCCTATGCCGTGGCGTTTGCGATTAAAGAAAAGGTAGGCAAGATAAACTTCTACGGTATCGACTTCAGTTATAAACACAATCTGCACTTTGCAGAAGCTGGACGCGCCTGTGTAGAGTTCTGGTGCGCCATTGCAATGTCGAGAGGCATAAGGATACAAGTATCTCCAGCATCACCTCTGATGGACAGCAATGTACCAGACGAAGAAAAGCTATATGGATACCATCGTCTAGATGACCCTCTTGTTCAGACGGTATCTAACGGGTCTTTAATGATTTCTAAGATGAGTGACATGTCACCGCCAGAGCCAATTGATACTGACCCATTTCTATTCGGCAGAGAAGATGTCGAAGGAAAATCATACTAAGTGAAAAGGCGTAAGGTTTAGAGACGATGAGCGTTGCCTCTTCCTTACGCCTAGTTCACAAACACCACAAAAGTGTACAAGTAACTAACTGGTTTTCCGTGGACGATTA